AGGCTCGATGGGGCCAATCTATCCCATCTTGTTCGGTGAGATTGCACAGATCGCACAGACTGTTATGCCCGATGCACTGCGCGTTATCTGGTGGGACACATCCGTGTGTGGCGAGCAGTTGTTCAAGCCTGACGAGTATCACTCCATCGCTACGCTCATGAAGCCAATGGGTGGGGGTGGTACGTCACCACAATGTGTTGTGAAATATATCGCTGAGAAACAGTACAAGCCGCGTGCCGTTGTGTGGCTGACCGATGGGTATCTCGATGGTAACAGTGCAGTCGTGCCTTGTGCTGCGCTGTGGGGCGTCGTTGACAACGAAGCCTTCGTTCCTCCACAGGGTAAAGCCGTTCACATCAAAGGAAGGATCTAAGCATGACGCAACTCGACCTCTTTCAACCAGTGTCACTTTCTTCTTACAACAGACAGGAGCATCTCATGAACACAACCAAACCAGTTCAGCAGTTAGCCATCACTGCAAAAACAATCGAGCAAGCCATCAAGCTGCTCAAAGCAACAGGGTGTCAGTACAAAATCATTGACGTAGCAGGTAACGAGTACGGCGATCTGCAAGTAGTTGCCGAGAAAGGAACTAAAAAACGTAAGAGCACATACGCCTACGGATCTGTGACCAATCACTTCAAACCCTATCTCAAAGATTTAGACGTGGGCGATGTGGCAGTCGTGCCGATTGATAAGTTTGAGCACGCATCACTGCTCAGTTGTGTAGCTGCATGGTGCGTAACGAACTGGGGTAAGGGCAACGCTAGAACCTGCCGTTCGGGGGACACCATTCAAGTATTGCGTTGCGGTTGAATAGTAAGCACACATGAGTAGACATCACGTCTACTCAACAACAACTTTACAAGGAGAGTAATCATGTCATTTTCAGCAAACGTATGGGCCTTACCCTCAATCACATCGTACGAGCAAGCCAAGAAGTGGTTTGATAAAACACCCAAGCCACCACGTTCAAAGAAGTGGAGCGACCACGAGCGACCGCTCAAGAATGTAGCATCGTGGCAGTACAGGCTTGAGCGCGGTGCAGCAGACGCCTACTTCGATGTGTGTCTGTATCACACCAAGATGATCCGCTACATGAAGCCCGATCAGTTCGGCTATCGCCTTGTGTATATCCGTGGTTATGACTCGATGACTTCTCGTAAGTTTCTTGCACGCAATATCCCAAACACCTACGGTGGGCAGGTGGCGAGTTACATGGGCGATGACGACAAGCACTACGTCGTGCCGTTCAACCATCACGTGCACTATCACTACACACGCGATCACCCAGAGATTAACCATAGCGGTATGTTGTTCTCTGCCATGCTCAAGTTCAGCCCGACAGGACGGCTCGTTGTCAGTGAGTCCGATCACATTCCCGTACACAAACAAGTAGTGTCTGATGAGCGTAAACAAGAACGCGCTGCGTTTCGTAAGCAGATTAAAACCCTCAAGCTGTTGGCCTTGTATCGCTTGGAGACTTATCGTGCTAACGCGTCATGGGGTGAAGTTACACCGTTCAAATTATCTATAGCAGCCTCAGAAATCAACAACCTGAAACGCACACTTCGTAACAGTGAAATCAATGACGAGATCGAGCTGATACTCAACGACGTGGGGCAGGCAGTCTTTGATAATTTGTACTCAACATATCTCACAACAAATGACCTGATAGTCGGCAATCGCTGGTCGATAAATGGTCATTCACTTCGTGACTCTCCGCAGGCACTTGCGTCTAACATTACGGATAAGCAGTTCCTCGCTGCGCTTGAACGCGCACTGTTAAAAGCCGTGTCGCTCGACACGCCGGACAAACTTGAGGCACTGCCTAAATTTGCTGGACTACCACGCAAGTTCTTTTGGTAACGATAAAGGAAAGCTATGAAAGATATAAGTGAACATCTTATGCAAGCGCACAGAGAGTTAAAAGAAGTGTATGAGTACGTTAACGAGCGGCGTTATGAACAGGCACTACATCATGCAGAAGAAGCCTTGTTTCATTCACGCTGCGCAGTGTTATGGCTAAAGGAGCGGACTGATGACCCCACAGCCCCTGACCGATAAACAACTCAAGGTACTCAAGTACGTTAAGAAACGATCAACCCCGTCAACCGTGAGAGAGATTGCGTTGCAAGTGAAGCTAGACAAGAACACTGTCTACTCATTGATGACCAGACTCACGCGGTTGGGGTGCGTTGAAAGTTTCTTAAAGAAAGATCCCGACAGGCCGTACATCACGGCAGAGCGGCACTACAAATTCATAACGATGGAACCTACAAAACAGGAGAAGTTATTTCAGAAGAACGAAGACCAGATGTTTTGCAAGAAGTTTGCTAAGACAAGGGTGACCATACCCCAGCCTTTTTTCAGTGATCCATTCAACATGACAGGAGCTAGAGATGCACATCAAGACGACAAGCGAAAGCACAAACGTACTCGAAACGTTCAAAAGACAGTGGCGACTTCTTAAACAACCCTACCCGTGGAAAGATCCAAAAGTTATTGCAGAGCGTAAGCGTATCGCTGCGCTCGATAGGGCGCGTATTGAATTCAGACTAAGTGGAGGTGTGGAATGAGTGAGTACCACAAACTACGCGCTGAGTTTGCCAAAGCTGCCATCACGGGAATACTTGCAGGTAAGTGGGGACAAATGCCCCAGTACAAACCCGAAGAAGCGTTTGCTGATTTTGCTTTTAGGGTAGCAGACGCAATGATGGTGGCGATGCTCAAGAGGAGAGAGCAAGATGAGCCTGCTCAATGATCTGTTTGCCGAAGCCCACGACGAGGTGTTGCAGGAGTTGTGGGACAGAAACTTAATCAAGGTGTGGCGAGCACCGCGCCACATGTACATGAATAAAACCACGCGTATCTTTGTGCAAGACAACAACATCACATACGAGAAGTTGAACACACTCAAACGTACACCACGTTATGGCAAGCAGCAGCAGGTCACTGTTGCGCGTTTTGTAGCAGCGTATTTGCCCAAGCTCAGCGATAAGTTGTGGGACAGCAAGATGACTGATGATGAGCTTGTTGCGTGGTTAGGTAAGAGCAAGATGGATACGTTTATGTCGATGGTGGATGACGCTAAGGTAAGGCAAGAAACAAAAGAAAAGTATCACGTCAAGATGAAGTACCAACAAACAATGATGGAGGGAAAAGTAGATGAGCGTTGGCATGACAAGCAATTACGTAGTTCGTGGTCAACAATAAAAGGAAAATCAAAATGAGTTTAATGAATCAAAACAAACCAGCAGAAACAGAAACACAACCGATATTTTTTCTACATAATTTTCCCTTGTACCCACACTACACCGAGAAACATAAGTGGGTAGGGCCAGGGCGTTGGACAGAACGGGTTGAATACACCACGTCCGAATTAGTCGAGCTTGGTGCACGACTTAGCACGATGCAGTTATGGAAACGTAGTTGGACAGATGAACTGAAAGGATGGAGGATTTTATGAAGCACGACCCCGTTAATCACCCCAAACATTACACCGAGCACCCTAGCGGTGTGGAGTGCATCGAGATTACCGAGCACTTTAACTTCAACATTGGCAACGCTGTTAAGTATCTTTGGAGGCAGGGTTTGAAAGGCGAACAAGTTGAAGACTTGCGCAAAGCACGTTGGTATATCGACCGTGAGATAGCACGAATACTGAACGGTAAGGAAGACCCGTCATTCATGAAAAGGAGCGATGAATGGAAGAACCACACAAACGATCAAGCATGAGCAGAGAAGCTATGCAGATGGCGCTTGATATGTTGAACGAGATTGCGGATGACGTGTATTGCGACCAAAAACTAGAAGGAGTCATCACCGTACTGCGCCAAGCACTGGAGGAAAAGCAAGAGCCGGTGGTGGATGAAGGTTACTACTGCGTGGTCTGTGGCAAGTACATTGAGGCCGTCGATGATGTGATCGTGCATGACGACATACCGCACCCAGTGGATATGGCGTTTGACGAGGAAGAGAATCCGCAATGAGCGAGCAACTGATGACACAAGAGGAGTTGGCCTTCCGATGGAAAATCAGCGAAGCCACATTGGAGCGCGACAGGTCGCTGAAACAAGGGTGTCGATACCTGAAGATTGGGGGTTTGATCCGCTACAAGATGCAAGACGTGCTGGAGTACGAAGACGCTTGTACGTATGAGCCAAAAGCGGTCAAGCTAAAGGAGAAGAACACATGAGCACACAACCCAAAGCCCTGCGGCTGGCTGATGCGCTGGACGCTGAGTTTGTGCAAGGACGAATAAGCAATAGCACGGGCAGGGAATCAGCCGTCGAACTGCGCCGATTGGCACTGAAGCAATGGGTTGGTCTGACGGATGAGGAGATACAGGACTTGAGTTATCTGTCCCAGAAAATCGACGAAGGTAATGCAGCGTGGTTTGATAGATGGGGTTTTGCCCGTGCCGTTGAGCAAGCCTTGAAGGAGAAGAACACATGATTAGCTGGCTATCGAAAAAAACTTGTGATTGGTTTCATGCTGGCGGCGACATCAAACGTGATCCCTATGACCGAATTAACTGGCAATGCAGAACCTGTGGGCGATGGGGCATTCCCGTTGATAAACAAACAGAACGGCTGATAACAGAGGCTGCAATTCGATCAAAGCTAAAGGAGAAAAATCATGGTTAAGTTACCCTACACCTGGACCATCTGCCCTGATGAGCCGGCACCAAAACAATTCACAGCGCTTACTCCCAGGCTGCTTCATGCCATGCGCAGTGGTGGTATGGACTTCACGATTGACCATCGGGTTCTTGCATGGCCAGCATCAAAAGCAGGCAAAACGATTGTCAATAACCACCTGAAAAAAAAGCATGAATGATGCCCTGCGCGGCGTGGTTTGATAGGTTGGAATTCGCACGAGCGATTGAGGAAAAGCTAAAGGAGAAGAATCATGGATAAAGAAGGCATCATCCGTATGGCTAGAGAAGCAGGGCTTGCTGATTCCAACGGGGTTGTTCATGCTTTTTTTCAACTTGAATACTTTGCATATCTTGTTGCCGAGCATGAACGCGAAGCTATATGGAACTTGCTGTTTGAGTACGCTGGTAGAGATGATTTATCTGATTCAGATCAATCGCTGCTTAAACATTTATTAGATCTCATCGCAGCAAGGTGGCAAGAATGGAGTAACAAAGAAGGGGAAGAATCATGGAT